TTCTATAGTGGGTATCATTATTGGTTCTCTTAGCGTTGTGATGTATTCTCTTATTGGCAAGAATCCTGACGAGGTAAAAGATTTGACAGCTAAAGTCGAATCACAACAAAAACACATTGAGCAGTTAGTGGAACAAAAAGACGCTTATGAGGCACTTATGATAAATCTACAGAAAGATATTATTAACAAGCTCTCTATGGCTGGTGAGTTTATATTCAAGTCAGCTTTAGAGAAAAAATAAATCGTATATTTGTAACAAATAAAAAATAATTATGGCATCAACAGTTTTTAATGGAACAGACTTAGTATTGAAATTCATTGGTGATGGAGGAACACTTGAACCACTAGGGCATTCAACCTCTTGTTCAATGAGTATTACTCATGACTTGCCTGACGCAACCACAAAGGACTCAGGAGGGTTCTCTGAGGTTATTTCAGGATTACGCTCATTTGAGATTTCATTCGATGGTTTAGTTGATTACACTGATGGAGGGAACTCAAAACAGAATGTTGACACCATTCTTGCTCTTATCACTGGGCGAAATAAAGTTGATTTTAGCTTTGGAACTGCAACCACTGGTGATGAGGTTATCTCAGGAGAGGGATTCATTGCCTCTTTAGAGATTAGCGCTGAAATGGAGTCATCTGTCACTTATTCAGGTTCAATCACTGGAACTGGTTCTCTCACTGTAGCAACTAACTAACGCTTAGTAAAAAGCATGAATAAAAAAAGAGGTTATTACACTGTCAATATTGGCGGTGGTGATAGAGTAATGAGGTTCAACATGAATTTTTGGGCTGAATTTTGCGACACTCTTAATATAAAACTTGAACAAATAGGCGAAGTCTTTGATGGCGGTGTTTCATTATCCGCTATCAGAGCCATAGTCTATTCAGGACTTATCACATTTGACAGAGAGAACGCTAAGCAAATTGACTATAATATCTACACTGTTGGCTCTTGGCTGGATGATATGGATGCTGCTGAGCTAGAAAATATAGTCAACGCAATGATGCAATCTCGTATTCTTGGGAATGACCTTAATATGGGAATCCAAAGAAGTGGCGAAAAGGCTGAAAAAAAAACACCAGTCAAGCAAGCTCCCAAAAAGGAGTAAGCTGGGATGACATCCTTGATTATTATATTGGTCAAGTAGGTATTTCACCAAATGAGTTTTGGTCAAACACATGGGCTGAAAATCAATTACTAGGTGAATCTTATAACATAAAGCAGAACCTAGAATGGGAAAGAATGAGATACCTAGCGACAATGATTCACAATGTAAATTGCACAAAGAAAGCACAAATGAAAAAGCCTGAGGAGCTCTTAAAGCTACCTCAAGACAATATACAGAAACCATATAATCCAAAATCATCAAGAGAGCAATATGAGAAGTTCTTGGCAAAGATGAACAGGGCGCAAAATAGCAAAAAGCTATAGCGCCTTTTTTTTATTAATTTTGTAGTATGAGCATATTAAGAGTCGATATTGTAGGGAATGCAGATAAACTAAACTCATCCCTAAAAAAAGCAGAAAAAAACCTCAAGAAGTTTGGCGATAAGGCTACAGCTATTGGGAAAGATTTATCTTTAAAACTTACAGCGCCAATAGGTCTTGCTGGAGCAGCTGCCATTAAGTTTGCAACAGACACTGAAGAGAGTTTAAACAAAGTGAGGGTTGCTTTTGGTAACTCTAGCAAATCAGTTGAGGATTTTGCAGATACCTCTCTTGAGAGTTTTGGTATTGCTAGAGGCTCAGCTTTAGATATGGCAGCTCTATTTGGAGACATGAGTACATCAATGGGACTTACTCGCTCTGATGCTGCTGATTTATCCACATCACTTGTAGGGTTAGCTGGTGATTTAGCGTCATTTAAGAATATTAATATTGAGGAGGTCACAACTGCATTATCAGGCGTATTCACTGGAGAGACTGAATCATTAAAAAGATTGGGAATTGTTATGACTGAGGTAAACCTCAAGCAGTTCGCAATGGAAAAAGGAATCCAAAAAAATATAAAGAACTTTACTCAGGCTGAAAAGGTTGCTCTGAGATACCAGTTTGTGATGGAAAAAACAGCAAACGCTCATGGCGATTTTGCAAGAACTGGTGGTGGTGCAGCCAACCAAATGAGAATATTTCAAGAGTCTTTAAAAGAATTAGCTGCTTCTTTTGGTGAGGTAATATTGCCAACATTCACCAAAGCAATTAAAAAAGTAAATGGTTTATTAAAGTCATTTAAAAATCTAAGCCCTGAAACAAAGGAGTTCATTGTCATAGCTGCTGGAATTGTTGCTGCTATTGGTCCAGCTTTGATTGTTATTGGACAAATATCAAAAGTGGCTATTGTCGCTGGTAAAGGCTTAGGAGTTCTGACAACAGCTTTCAGGATATTTAGCACTGTTATCATAGCAAATCCAGTTGGACTGCTTATCACTGGATTAGTGGCGCTAGGAGCCGCTTTTATTGAGATATTGCATAGAGTGAATCCAGTAGTTTCAAGGGTTCAAACTTTTATGAATGTCATAAAGTCAATGGGCAATCCAATGAAGTTTGCCTCATTACAAGCTCAAACAGCCGCTAATAATTTAAAAGAACAAGAGAAATCACAAGCTGACCTTAATAGTGCTCTTGATGATTACAATAAAAAGATAGGCGATGCAACTACAGGAACATTTAATTTTAATAATGTTATAAGTGATGAGCCAGTGAGAGCTAGAGCTGAAACAGTTTCTGCATTAGGAGCTCCAGCTGGAATCACTGACCCAACAGGGGGATTTGATTTAGCACCTAAAGCTGATGCAGCTATTGCTCCATTAAAACAAACAAATGAAGAGATTGGCGCTATTTTTATGGATATTAGTGACAGTTTAAGTGATGGATTCGCTGGAGCTATTGAGGGAATAGTTTCAGGAAACATGACAATGGGTGGCGCATTTGGAGCTCTTATGGGGTTACTTGGGGATGTCGCTATTCAAATTGGAAAAACAGCTATCAAAATTGGTATTGGAATGATAGCAATTAAAAAAGCATTTGCTAATCCAGTGACTGCTATTGCTGCTGGTGCTGCTCTTGTAGCTCTTGGTGCTGTTATAAAAAACTTTGGTGCAAGTTTTGGTGGTGGTGGAGGTGGTGAAGTACCAGCTTTAGCTCAAGGTGGTATTGTATCAGCGCCAACGCTTGCAATGGTAGGTGATAACAGAGGAGCTGGAAATGGAAATCCTGAGGTCATTGCGCCACTCAATAAACTTGAGGGAATGATGGGTGGTCAAAATATAAATGTTGGCGGTCAATTTAGAGTTGAGGGTCAAGACTTGGTTTTAGCACTGCAAAGAGCTGACAGAAACAGAAACAGAATAAGATAAGTCAATGGCGTACAATGTAAAATATCAGCTCATCTTTTCAGATGACATAGGCAGACCAGTCAAAGTTGAGATTCTAAAAAAAAACTATGAAGGCGCTATTCAAGACGTTATAGGAACAGGAAATCCTTTGACAATAAAATGGGATGGCGATGATGATATTTACAAGCCCATTATAGGTTCACGATGTATTATTGAATTATTTGTCACAGATGATATTGACTATGATGAATTTTGGCGATATGATGAGAGAGAGTTTAAGGTCAGAGTATTCAAGTCAACTGCATTAGAAGGAGAAATCACTTGGGATACAGCGCCATTTGTGTACGATTTAACAGACAATAATTGGGATAATCAAGTTGAGGGAGCTGCTCCTTTCTTTGAGAGAATATGGGAGGGATATGTGGTGTCAGACCGATTTATTGAAGCTATGACACCAAAGCCATATCCAATCAAAATAGAGGCGATTGATGGTCTTGCAACACTTGATTTAGAGGAGACACCTTTGAATGTAGAAACTGCTGGTGATGTCGTTGAAAATCTATTTTTTTATTTAAAGGAAATTCTTTTACTCACTGGACACGAGCATGACATTTATATCTCAAATGAGATAAAACTTTCAACAGGGCAAACAGACGCTGAATCAATATATCATCAAATTGACATAAATGAATACGCATTTTTCTCAAACAAGCTGATTCCATTTAATGCAAAAGAAACTCTTGAGGCTATATTAAAACTAACCAATGCTAGGATTTTTCATTCCAATGGCGATTGGTACATTATGAATAATTCAGCAGTTATTGACAACAGAATTAATGAGCTTACTGAGGGTGAATCTGATGAGGATAATACTCAAGATGATGATGCTATTGACCCTGATGCAAGAGTTGCTCCTGATGTTGAGATAGTAGTAAATGGGTTGAGAGCTGGAGTTGATAATATTATTGATGTTCCTGAAACTGTTTCTCTTTATTTTAATTTAATAAATACAGG